CCGTGTCGAACGCCTGCACCAGCGTCCCCGAGGTGTTGGCCAGCCCGGTGAAATTCTCACCGACCCCATTCCCGTTCAGGATCTGGTCCTCCAGCTCCTCCGCCAGGTCCTCCCGCAGCTCCTGGTCGATCAGCCCGCGCAACTGCATTGCATCCGACAGCGCGCGCTTCGTCGCGGGGATCCACACCGCGATCGTCTTCACACTCTCGGTCACCCGCTCGAACGCCATCGCGCCTTCCGGCTTCTCGCCACTGACCTCGCCACTGGCGCCGGAATAATCCGTCACATTGGCCTCCTGGGTGGGCGCCGCCTGCGTGACCTGGGTCGTTTGGCGCACAAACTCCACCGTGTCACTGGTCGTTTGGCGCACGGCCACCAGATCCCGCAGCGTCAGCGGATACCGCCCCAGCGGCTCGTAAATGCCCGTATAATCCGGCACCACGAACGCGCCCGCGCTCGTATCACTGGTCCCGGTGACCAGCGTCTTCCGAAACAGCCCGAACCGCTTAAACTCCAGCGGCGGGGACGTCAGTCCCTTCCGGCTCTCCGCAATGTGCCCGCTCGGGGCCACCGTGGACAGCCAATCGTTCCATTCCTTCGATTTGACGAACGCATCACCCAGCGTCTCGTACCGCAGCTCGTCGCGGAACGGATCCGCCTTCCGCCCATTCCCGCCCGGCTGCCCGCCGTTCGAGTCGATGATCTCGATCCCCTCGCCCAGGTCCAGGATCTGCTTGCGCATCCGTTGGTCCTCCTGGACCTCCTTGATGCGCGCCTTGATTGTCTTGGCGCCTTCCAGCAACTCCGCCACCGACTGCCGCTCCTCGGTCGTGAAATCCCGCTCCGCCTGGTCGGCCGTGTCGCAAATGTCCCGCGCCTCGGTCAGCGCCTTCTCCAATAAACCCGCCAGATCCTTCTGATCCAGCGTCTTGATCTGCTCCAACTGCTCCTTGATGTTAAACATCAGGCATCCTCCAATTCAACAATCTCAATTTGATAACGCACAACGTCCGGTCCGACGCCGCTCAGCTTACCGTCCCCGGCCTCGCCTTCGTCATCGCCCGTCTTTTGCTGATTCTTGATCGACGTCGTCCGCGTGTCTATGCCAGCCCCCCGTGTCACCGGGCCCACACCCCACACGTCCAACATCTCCAGAAAACGGACGTCCTCACCCTCGAAAACGCCCGCGCTCGCCTCCTCAATCTCGAACGTAAATGACCACTCCTGTTGTGGCCCCAACGCTTTCACCACCTTGTAATGCTCCAGGCCCGACGCCGTCTCTAAGAAAAATTCCCCGTCCACCACCGCCTTGCCATCGCGCTCCTGAATCACACCCTTGCCCACAGGAACCTCACGATAGTTATGATTCCACGGCTCAATCAATACCCTCTGTCCTTCGTGAAACGCACCGTTGCGGATCACGTCCCCGTCGTGGTCGATCACCTCCAGCGTAGCAAACTCGGCCGCAAACCGGCCCTTCTCGTCGCCCTCGTCCTGCTTAAAAACGATCGGGGCTAAAAACGTCTTTTTCTCCATCACTCGCTCCTTTACGCATCAAACGAAACCGTACACTGGCAAAAAGCATTTTCATCTGCCGACCCCTTCGGGTCCCCCGGCCAGCGCAACCCATTCGGGAACGTGTCCCGAATGTTGATCGTCATTCCATCCTGGGCCGAATGACTATCGCGCGGATTACTGGAATTCACGTGCCATGTCTTCGTCCGCAGCTTCCCCGCCCGCGCCGCCTCCATCGACCCGAAGGAACTGGCGCTCGTCACCGACCCCACCGCTTGCCGCCAGGCCCACGTCGTCGCCGCCGCCGCAAACAGATCCACCACCGCGTCCCGTTGCTCCGGCTCCCGCAACGCCGCCGCCAACGCCTCCCGCGTCTGATCGTTGAAGCTCTCCGCCTGGATCCGGCTATGCTCCTCCAGCCACGGCAACATATTGGCCTCGAATGCCTCCATGTCCACGTCGTCCGGCTCCACCTGCTCCAGCAGCCGCTCCGCGAACGCCATCGCCGTCAAATTATTCAGTCGGAACAAATCCGTACTCAGCTCCGCGTTCCAGCGTTCCTCGTCCCACCAGATCCCGCCGATGTCCAGCTTCCGGCCCTTCGGCATCCGGCTTAGCACCGCCGCCTCCTGCCGGCGATAGTGCCGCGCCAACGCATCCCGCCATTTCTCCTGGTGCCGGTCCCGCAGCGCCGGCGACCGCGGGTCGAACCGCTTCCGCCCATCCCCCAACAGCCCCCTGCTCTGCGGGGCGCTATCCTGCGGGCTCGCCTGCCCCCCCACCAGGACATTCAGCGGGGTGACCAGCAAATCAGCATCCCCGCCCAAGCTCGGCAAATTCAACCGCGCCCGCGCCTCGTTGGCCGTCATCCACGGCCGGCCCACCGCCGCCTGTAATGCCTGGATCTGGTCCTCGAAATCCCCCTGCAATTTCTCCGCAATATTAAACTCGCTGTACACCCCCTCCGAGTCAGAGAAATCCGGGAGCAACTGCAAATCAATATCCCCTTCGATCATCGCCAGCCACGGCCCCAAGCTATCCTGGTAGAGCTGCTTGTGCTGCTCTTTGATATTCGAAAACGTCGCGTGATCCAGGATCCCAACCATCGGCAGCGGGATATGATACGCCCGCGCGCACTCCTCCCGCGTCAATTTCCGGCCCGCCAGATACTCACTTTCCTGCGCGTTAAAACTGACCCCTTCCCACTCCATACCTTCCTCGAGGACGGCCGTTTTCCCGCTGTTGTCAGCGCCAGAATACAACTGCTCAAACTCCGCCTTGAACCTGGCCCGCGCCGTCTCGCTCCACTCCGGCGCCTCGACTGGCCGCTTCACGATCCCATTCATCCGCGCCGCATTCTGCCAGAACCCCTCCCGATACTTCCCGGCCGCGTGCTCCTCCGCCAGCACCCTGCGCAACGTCTCCAACGGACTCAGCCCGCTGATCGCATTCTCCGAGTTGTACCCTCTAAAATGCACGATCTGCTCCGGCTCGAACTCGTACAGCCGCCCGCCCAGATTCATCTCGTACCCTGAAATCACCAAATTCCCCTTCACCGTCATGTACGGTGGCGGGATCCGCAGCAGCCCGGCCGTCCGCCCATCCTGGTAAATTTTCAGCCAATACGCATTAAAATAGATCCCCAGGTCAGAAATAAGTGACTCGATCAGCCGGTATCGGGTCACCTTAAACGCCGGCGGCAACGGCCGGCCTATCAAATCCGCCAACGGGTGATCGTTCAGCCGCATCCGGTCCGTGTCGCTCACCCGTCTGAAAATGTGCAGCCCCAACTGGGCGATGTTCCTGGCCAGGAAATCCACGCACGTCCGAATATTCGGCTGCAATTTGTACAGCGCCGCATAATCGTAATTAAACCGGTCATACATCCGCACGCCCGAATACGTGATACTCGTCGACCACGGCGTCGTGATCGTCTGTATCTGGCCCAGGCTCTGTATCGTCGCCATTAGTCCACCACCTGTACAAAATCCACGTCGACGAGCTTCACCAGCACCTCGCCATCCACAGCCCGCCTGGCCTGCGTATCCCGGTCGCTCAACATCTCAGCATTACGCAATACCAGATACGGCCCATCGTGCCGCCACACCACAGCCTTAAAAGCTGTTCCCGACCGCAAATTCACGATCACCGTCCGCAGCTCCGGGTAACGCCGGAAAAGCCTGATCATGCCCCCAACGCCTCCACGATCTGCTCCACCACCGACGCCGGATCATTCAACATCGCCCCGCTGTACCGCAGCACCCGCCAGCCCAGCGCCGCCGCCGCGTTCAACTTCTCCCGGTCGCTATCCCGGTTATGTCGCCCGCCCCACTTTTTCCACTGTCCACCATCGACCTCCACCGCCACCATCCGCTCCGGCCAGGCAAAATCAAAGCGCCACTTCCGCTTAGGGTGGAACTGATGCTCCTTCACTGGTGCCGGGACGCCCTTCGGCGCCATCCCCCGCCAAACAATCTTGAACCGCGACTCCAAATAACTCACGCTCAAGCCACCACCATCCCGCGCGACTCGTACACGCTCGGCCCCCGCTGCCGCACCACCCCGGCCGCCAGCCCATCCCCCCGCGCCTCCCAGCTCAAAATAGCCGCCATCGCTGCATCGATCTTATGCGGGCTATCCGGCCGCTCCTTGTAAATCGTCCACAGCGGCTTTCCCTGGTCATCCCGCATCGTCAGCATCTTGCGCACCGCATTCCCCACGTGCCGCTGCAAATGCGGATTCCCATCGTGCAGCAGCTCGCCCGACTGGATCGCCGTCTCGAACGCCTTAATAGCGTAGGCCATTTGTTTTTGCCGGTTCGTCCACCACTCGATCACCCGCTTCTC